TTTGAAAACTTTACTCGCCACAAAGCACTCGAACGTGCGATCGTTAACTCAGCTGATTTGCTTGAAAAGAAAGACTATGGTCAGGTAGAAGCACTGATCAAAGAAGCAGTACAGATTAGTTTGACAAAAGACCTAGGTACAGATTACTTCGAAGATCCTAGACAGCGACTGATGCGCATCAAAGACAAGAACGGACAGATCTCGACAGGTTGGCCGACTTTGGATCGTAGACTGTTTGGCGGAATGAACAGAGGCGAACTGAATATCTTCGCAGGTGGATCAGGCGCAGGTAAATCTTTATTCTTGGCTAACTTGGGTGTGAATTGGTGTTTACAAGGACTGAATGTCTTGTATCTAACATTAGAACTTTCAGAAGACTTAGTGGCCATGCGTATCGATGCGATGACCACAGGAGTATCTACCAAAGAGATTTTCAAAGATCTCGAGAACGTGGAAATGAAAGTAAAGATCATCGGTAAGAAGGCAGGCAAACTACAGATCAAATATATGCCATCCGGCAAAACTGCCAATGATCTTAGAGCATATATGAAAGAGTTTGAGATCAAGACTGGCTCAAAGATTGACGTACTATTGGTAGACTATTTAGACTTGTTGATGCCTGCAAGTCGTAAGATCTCCGCAGAAAATCTGTTTATCAAAGACAAGTATGTGTCAGAAGAACTCCGTAATTTGGCTATGGAGAAACAATGTATCTTGGTAACTGCCGCACAGTTAAACCGTGGTGCTGTGGAAGAAGTTGAATTTGATCACAGTCATATTTCCGGCGGTCTTTCAAAGATCCAGACAGCAGACAACGTATTTGGTATCTTTACATCAAGAGCTATGCGTGAACGTGGTCGCTACCAGATCCAGTTGATGAAAACTCGTTCATCGAGCGGTGTAGGTCAGAAGGTAGATCTAGAGTTTAACTTAGAAACACTTAAGATCTCAGATCTGCCAGAAGAAGAACAAGAATCTTTTAACGGCGGCAATCGTGGCAGTTCTAGCATCATCGATCAGATCAAACGTAAAACAACCGTAGAGTCAGACGATCGAGAAGAAGACCCTAAACAGGGCGTGGCTGTGGGCAAAGTACGTGCCCAAGTAGAAAGTACTAAACTTAGAGAAATTTTGAACAATCTCGGCAACGACGATGAGGAATGACAGAGTTTTTCTAGCAGAGTGGCACAGCGACAACTGCGACGATTATCACGATATTCCCTGGCCCAGGGTGCATGATTTAGTAGGCCAAGAAATCATACGTTGGATCAACGGCCAGCAGGCACACGATGCACAAATGATCATAGAGCACGACAATGGATTTGGCTCGAACATAATCAAACTATATGTAGAATTTTTTCGTCCTAGTTTACGCTCAGAGTTCGCTTTGCGTTTCGCTAAATAGTTAAATGAGAGCCAGAGAATTCATTGTCGAGCGTGAAATGCCAGAGCGTAAGAGCTCTACCATGCCATTGAGCAAGCATTACCCAACTATGCCCAGCAGTGATCCCTATCGGATCTACAGATTCGGTGTGGCCATGGCCAATCACACTATCGCTCATGCAGAAGGCCCAGCAGCACAACATGCGGTGGTAGTAGCATATACTCCCCAAGAAGAAGACATTATCCGCGGCGGTGAAAAACAGTCTGGGCATCACGGAAAGATGCTAACAGATCGTGGCAGCAACGAGCCAGCAACCACAAACACTGTCAGCGCAGTAGCTCGTCCAAAACGTAATCGCTACGGAGTTTGATATGCTGTTACGTGAACTGTTTTCTAAGTCTATCACTGTTAATAAACGATTAAATCCTGTTATCTGGGCCGACGGTGATCTGCGCCCGGAAGTACGAGAAAAACTCATAAAGATCGCAGCAGCCTTCGAAGAGTTCGTGGGTGTAGAACTAACAGTGGTCGATATCACTGTCACGGGTTCTAACGCCAATTATACGTGGACCAAGTATTCAGATCTAGACCTGCATCTCATAGTTCCCGGCACTCCATCAGAATCTGAGCGAGAGCTGTACTCTGCTAAAAAGAGCCTGTGGGCTGAACAGCACGATATCACTATCAAAGGGCTACCCGTAGAGTGTTACATACAGGGCCAAGACGAGCCGCATCACTCAACAGGAGTCTACAGCATCGCTAAACAGCGCTGGTTAGTAACTCCCAAGAAAGTCAAACCCGACGTAGATGATGCAGCAGTAGAAGCCAAAAAAACAGCCCTGATGTCTGCGGTAGAAACTGCTTTGCTGAGCAAAGATCTAGACAAGCTCAGAGCAGTCAAAGACAAGATCACACAGATGCGCAAAGCAGGACTGGAACGTGCAGGCGAGTGGTCTGTGGAAAACCTAGTGTTTAAGATCCTGCGTAACCTAGGTGTTATCGATCAGATCACAGAAAAAATAAGAGAGCTGGAAGATTCCGAGCTCTCTTTAGAACAGCTTAAACCTAGTTTAGATTAATTATTCTCTGTTGCCAAATAGCTGTAGCAGGCTGACAAAAATATTGATAAAGTTGATGTAAAGGCTCAGAGCAGCAAACCACTGCATACGAGCGATTTCACCAGCCGAGGCGTTCCAGAACATGTCACGGATACGATTCATATCGTAGGCAGTGAGTCCCAGGAAGATCAATATAGTCAGAGCATTTAGGGTCATTTGCAGTGCCGAACTCTCAATGAAAATGTTAGCGATGCCAGCTACGATCAACCCCACGACACCCGCGAACAAGAACGGACCAAAACCCGATAGATCACGCTTGGTGAAATAACCGTAAAATGCCAGGGCTCCAAAACTCACTGTGGTGCCTATGAGTGCGTTCACGATACTTGCCGTGGTAAACACTGAGATGATGACACTGAGGCTGACGCCCATGACCGCAGCAAAGGCAAAGTACCATGCTTTGATCGTAGATTCGCTCATTTCGCTGCCACGCCATGCTAGGTACAGACTCATGGCCAATGGAGCGAAAATGATCACATAGCCCAAAACCCCACCGAACAGCAGGGGAACCAACCCCAGTGTGCTGATCACTGCGGCTGCGATCATAGTGGCCATGACACCCACGGCCATACGACCTAAAACACCAGCGACAGCGGCATTGAGACTGGCCGCGGCTGACATACCTGTATAATTCATCATTGCCTCCTTGAATAGATGATGTAATATGTTACACGAAATTATTTAATAGGTCAAGGCCAAACTGCCAGGAAAACAGGGTTTTTTCACTGTGATAATAAATACGCATATAATAACCCACTAGAGATTCACATGCTACACACTATCCGAGACCTACAAGACGAACTGATCCAGTTGATCAAAGACGATCCAGTGCGGCCCGAAATACCCCCGGAACAGCGTGTGAACCAGCACAGCGAGATCTTCGTGCTCAAAGACGACAACGGAGAAGCCCTAGCCGTGACCTGCGTGAAATTCCTAGCCGGAATACCCGAGCGTGTAGACGATCTAGTCAACGACAGCCTCACTGCCAATACCGCGGTGTTCTATACCATATGGTCGTATGCTGCGGGTGCAGGACGCAGGCTCATAGAAGAAGCACAGGCACAGATCAAGCAGGAAAAGCCCGAGATCATGACCTACGTGACTCTGAGTCCTAAAACGGAAATGGCCCGCAGATTCCACCTAAAGAATGGTGCGGAAGTCTACAGGGAAAACCCCGATACTGTCAACTACCTATACAGGTAATTAACTGCGCTGAGATGGAGTGTAAAGCTCTGTGTAGCCTACCCAGGTATCACCAGTGCGTTCAGTCATCTTACGTGCGAGATCCTCAGCAGCGATCTCAGCCAACTGACGCTGATTCTGCGTGAAACGATGCCCAGTAAGATCCTGGGTTTTAACTGACTGTCCTGTAACGAGGTTACGAGCTTTGGGTAATAGAAATTGTGCCATAGTCAATTATTTATACGCGGGACAATTCAACGCGAAGCGCAGCGCAAAAATTTTGAGCGATAGCGATCTGCGAAGCAAGCGCGGTTTTTAGCGGTTTTCCGTGGAGTTATCAGAGTAGTTAATGATGCACAGCGATCTAGGATCTACTGTGCTTCTATGGTGAGGTCTGGAGAATCTATGACTGCTTCTTCTATGACCCAAGTGGCATCTACTATTTGATCGTCACTGTCTACGCAGCGTTCGTATTCATAGTGATCTAGCTGTATGCGCTCTATGCGTGTGTGGAAGCCTAGACGATGATTACGCTGCCTTTGCGCTATGCGAGCACCTGCGAGTGTACTGTAGTAGCGTAAGCGACGATCAGAGTCACGATGCGTTAGGTAGTAGACTGTGCGCATTGATAGTGGCTGAAACGTAGAAAGAACTCTAGCTGCTGTGATTCAGAATGGAACACTATTTCTAGTGTGCCCAGCTTGGTAGGCGATACGAGACAGTTACGCACAGTGAGCCAATTACGTGCCGTTGAATCTGTGTATAGTGAGGTGGGAACTTGTGCGGTATAGCTCATACAGCTATTTACACGGGCAAATGGGTCTACAGTAGAAAAAATCTGGCCGCGCAGTTTTTTTAAAATAGCAAAAGGGTACCTGTGGGGTGATTTTTCTGCTGTGCAAAAAATTTGGGTGGAGTACTTACAGTTTCAGGGTGGTGATTTGCTACCCCTAGTTTGCGTTAGCGCTAGCTAAGTTAGTGTACGCTTACATACACTATAACCAGCCACCCCCCACCATGACCCCACCGACCTCAACACCTCGGTGATTGGTGAGGTTCACAATGTCTAAGATGTCCACAACAGATCTTAGATGCCGCTCCGTCCCATGCTGGCAACTGTTCGAACAACTGCCTGCCCGGGGGAGGATCCCAAGGTGCGTCCCTAGGGTCGCGATATGCGCAGCCCGTGACTATGCTAACGGCTGCAACGGCTAATAAGATCTTTAACATCTGCGCTTACCTCTGTGACAGAGTCTAGTTCTGCGGCCACGATTAGATCGTAGACTATGCGGGCATCGCTGTCTAGGCTGCAGAGCCTAGCCACTTCCTGGGGATCATCCGTGTGCCATAGCAGGTCCGCGATCAAACGCTGCCTGGGTGTGAGTCCTGTGAGAGTGATAGTCATATCAGTCCCGGATCAATCGAACACCAACATAGGCCCACATAGCGCCTACGGCTGCTGTGGCCACCTGTGCCCAGAACATGTCCGCTTTACTAGGGTCGTCCATGCCGCCCACTGCACCAAACATCAGTAGGAAACCGCCCAGGATGAACACACCACCAACTGCTCCAAGTTTCTTGTCCATTTGTTGCCTTTCTTTGTTAACTTAGTCTTAGTATACTGCCAAACACATAGATTGTCAATAGCACAGCGTTCACAGTTATCAACGATGCTTCGCGCATACGTATAGAGGCCCACAGCCAAAATATCGCGCCTAGGTTGAATGCTAGGACGTTTAGGGGATCCCAATTGCCCAGGCTTGTTAGTGCAGCGCCCAGGATAGTAAACCCAGTGCCTAGCCATTTAAGTGTGTTCAAGTTCATCATGTTCTTAGTATAGCACTGGGCTACCAAACTGTCAACCAAAATGACAAAAACCCGCCTTAGCGGAGGGTCTTTGTGATGTAGGCACTGCGACCTTGTTGATGGCAAAGTTGTAGGAAGTTGTTAGCACTCTCCCACATGGTAAAGCAAGCAACGCATTGACAGCCTTGGTCTTGGTGTTTGACATAGTACATATTTGACTCCTTGTAGTTGAACTGTTATAAACAGTATACTATAGTTTGCCCAAACTGTCAACCAAAATAAAAGGCCCTTGCGGGCCCAGGGTTATACTACAAACTCGATGTTGTTTGTGCGTAATTGTGCTTTAGCGTTAGCAACAGCCGCAAGCACATCTTCGGGTTGTAAGTCCCCACTAACATAGTCGCATTTTTTGCTCACAGGGAACTTATACTCTCCCTTGCTATTTTGCTCGTAGACGTTAAATGCCACTACTAGGCGCAGGGTTTTTAGCTTGGCGTTTTTAACTAGTTTTGCGCGGGCTTTAGTTGCTAGTGCTTGTACAAACATTTTGGCTCCTTTTGTTTAACTATGACTCTAGTATAGCAAAAGGCATCCAAACTGTCAACCAAACGCTACCACAGAACAGGATCGGGTTTTACTGCGATACCTCGCAGGACCATCTCGACTTCCTGCTTTTCTGTGTAGATCAACCCTACAGACTCTAGGGTCTTTCTGCGATCATCTTCTGGCGTAGATTGGCACCAACGATCTACACTGTCGTAGCTGCCTACGGCCTGATCGGGAAAGGTGTCACGGATCCAGCCTGCGGTGTTCTTCAGACGGGGGATCGAGTTGTTGGGATGGCTGTGCTGCATGGCCATGACGAAATCGTTGGCCAATGCTGCCCGCCAGAATCCGCCTGGATGGAATGCAAAGACCAGATAGTTGTAGAGCGGTTCGAAGTAGTCTCGGGGCACTTCCCAGTAGGCCGCTGACTCCATGATCCGTTTGCGGCTGTAGTCTGTGATCTTCATCTCTTGCTCCTTACTATGCTTCTATTGTAAGTTCAAGCAGCCAAATTGTCAACCAATCTAGGAGCTTATGAGATCCGCTCCGTCCTCTTTGGCCACGATGACCCTGACATTGGTAAGGTTATTGACTAGGTTCTGCATCAGTGCTTCACGGTCTTTGCCCTGTGCGATAAAGAAACCATCTGCTTTACGGTAAGCAAACAGGCCCTCAGGGTGCTGTTCTATCTTGACTTCTAGCTCGGGTAGATGGCTGTTGGGATCCTCTTCTTCGGGCTGCTCTATCTCTATGCCCTGCTCTTGGGCTAACCGATGCAGGTCGCTGTTAGTGACTTTGAGATCCTGCAGGATCTGCTTGAACGTGAATAGATGCCAGGTCTGTGATGCTTTCCAGCCTAGGAAGAATGCCACTGCGATCACTAACAAAAGTTCCATATCGTTATTTAATAGAAATAAAAAAAGGAGCTGCCATTACAGCAGCCCCTGAAACCACCCTAAACCGGGAGCGAGTCGGTCTTCACACTAGGGCGGGAGTGGCCAGAACCTCCTCGAGGGTCTGTGCCTTGGATTGCTTCACAGCAACCTTATTCTTCTTAGCTAGATCTTTGATAGCATCCATGACATGTACTCGGCCTTTGGCGAAGTCTTGTTCATGCATGTACTGTGCGATCTCAGCTTTGGTCATCTCACGGGGAAGATCGATCAGCTCGATGTCCGTGTGTCCGTTCTTGACCAGGATCTTGATGCGGGTCGAGTCGTTAGCGAAACGCACCTTGGTCTTACCGTTCTGGGTGCTTACACCTGCTACTGCGAATTTCTTATCTGTTGCCATTTTACTATCTCCTAATTTGCCTTAAAAGTTGCCTGTTTCGTAATGGAGCCTATTCCCCATTGTTCTTAGTATACTGCCTCTGTGTCAATCTGTCAACCGTTCGTTCCTCCAATCTGTGACACACGGATGGTCACTGCGGTGTCTTCGTCTAGAGCGGTCACGAAACGATCGTCAAAGACCAGCTCCTGCATGCTGATATCAATCAAACGTTCTACTTCACCTAGATCGGGCTGTGCTGAATCGTTGGCGCAGATCACTTCGAATTGGAACTTATAGGTTCTCGGCATTTTCCCAAAACTCCTTTTTCAATTGGAACATGGTATAGGCTTCATCAACTAGATAGATCGCTGCCTTGTCTGTGTCCCAGGCCCATTTGGGCTGTGTACCATCGAAGTGGACAGCGCGAGCCAAATTCTGCTCGGCACTGGCACCAAACTGCGCCCACAACCAATTTCTGACTCGGATCCACTGAGAGACCCGGTTCGCACCACGGAACTCTACACGATGTGTAAAGTATCCGTAGCCGTTGTATTGGCGTGTGAGCTTGACTACCTTCATCATACAGTCTTCAGCTCACGCTTCTCAGCGCCATCTTTGAGCCACTCTGTGAGCTCTTCCTCAGCGTTCTCTGCTTCGTATTCAGCCATAGACTCTGAGATACCAAAGAAGTCATCCAATTCGTTGCCAATGGCTGCGATCACTGTAGACGAATCCAAACCGCTGAGATCATAGTAGTCATCACAGCCATCTTCATACTTGCCTACATAGGCCATGCCTGGCTCGTAGTAGTAAAGAGTGACTTCGAATCCACGCTCAACCAACTCCTCAACAACACCCATGGGCGGCGACCAAGCAGTGTCAAAGTGACCTTCGAAACTGAGTCCGTCCTCGCTACGCTCACACTCTGAATGCACCGAAATGTCCCATTTGGTGCCCCAACGGCTAGTCTGGAAGTCATACCAGTTAGCCACACCATACTTCTCTAGGTTCTCTTTGGTCTTACGCTCGAGCTCAATCTGCTCGGGGTTGTTGTCATCCCCTACACGACCAGCAGTGATCTGCAGATCTTCTGGACAGGGGATCACCGCATTGCAGAGTTCACCGGCATCAAATGCATCTGCCAAACGCTTGATCTCTGCAGAGTTCGTGCCACGCACGGATATGTAGTTAGAACACCAATTAGGCATAACGTCGCTCCTTTGTCTCAGTATTAGTATTATACAACCGATCGTCCACTTTGTCAACCAAATTCATTTCGATTCGGTCAGAGGCTTTTTGGAAGATCTGTGCGATCACACGATAGGTCTTGGCCATCTGCATGGGTGACATATCTGTGCCCATAGCCATACGAATCCATTTCAACTCTGTTTCGGTGATCATGCTGTCTCCTTGAGCATCTTAGCCAGCAGTTCATTCTTCTGCTTCTGTGCTTCCCTGTTGAGTCGATCACGGAAGTCAGCTCGACGTGCTTTGGGCAGTTCTGAGATCGCATCAGCAAGGATCATAGTCAAAGCGCCTGCGGCATAGGCATATCCGTTGTAGTTCTCTTGCGATGCATTAACAAATGCGTTGATCGCGTCTGTGGTGCTGTGGCACTCGTCGAGATATTCGTTGAACTTCTGTTGTGCTGTTTTTGCCATCTTTCGCTCCTAATCGTTTACTATACACATAGTATAGCACCGCCCTGCCAAACTGTCAACCAATCTATTCAATAACCCTACTGCCCTTAGGGATTCTATCACTATACAATTTTACAGAATGACGCTCTCGAACGAAGTCTGCCCAGAACTGCGGATTACTGTTAAAGGCGCTGGCAAAGTCTGCGGCAGTTATCTCGTCGTCTGCTTCCTGCACATAGATCTCGTAGTTGCGCTGTGGGTTGAACTTGGCCCGCATGATCATCTGCGAAATCTGAGCGTGGATGGGAGCTTTCTTGTAGGCCTTGCCCATCATCACACCTAACAGCTGGTTCTTGTCCCAGTTGTCGGGATGATACTCGGTGATGTCCTGTAGGCACTCAAGACCGTTGCAGTCGAAACTGATTAGGAAGTAGCGCATGAGTGTTCCTTTACCATTTGATACAAAGGACAAAGAGGTTCGGGTTCTAGATTGGGATCCATACTGAACTCATCGTCATACCAATCAACCCATTCTGTGGTTATACGTTTCTCATCGTAGTTACCATCACGGGCTAGGTCTAGTGCTTCCTCTTCTGAGTCAGCATCAATCCAAAACGTCTCTTCGATGATGCTGCGGCGGATCACAGGAAATCGAAACTGTTTACTCATCTTCAAACTCGTCTTCGTAGAGTTCAGGAAGGAAGTCGTTTTTCAGAGCAAACTGTTGCACCTCGTCCTCGCTCATCCAGTTCAGCAGATCACGGGCCAAGCTCTCCCAATCTACCACACCCTCTTCACCTAGCTCGATGAGCTTGCAGGTGTATGCGCGGCTCTTGCGAGCATCTGCGGCAGTCCAGGTAAAACTCATAGTTCGCTCCTTTGTTTCAGTATTAGTATTCTAACACCAAACTAGCCAATTGTCAACCAATATGCCCCAAGCAGGACTGCGTAAATCCCTACAGCCTGTAGGGTCATTTTGAATGTATCAGCCCACATCCATTTAGCAAATTCTTCGTCTGTCATACCAACTCCTTTGTGTGTTTACAAGAACCCCTGAACGTGAATCCCGGGCAGGTACAGGTTCCTGCTTCTGGATCAACGAAGTAGGAGTTGCCCTTGCTACCCTTGACCTCTATAATACTAGACTTCTGCTCTTTAACATCAAACAAACTCAAGTCTACCTTCTGGAACTTGCGGCCTCTGCGATCGATCTTGATCTTACCGCTGAGCCATTCCACAGGTCCTTCACCGAACTTGATGTAGGCCTTAACACGATCTCCATCTAGTAGGTAGATGTGGTTGGGCTGACGAGTCACACCCTCCCACACCGTGGTCTCTAAGACCGCTTCCATTAACGGTAGTCCTTCTTACCGCCGGACTTCTCGTTGTCCTCGTAGCCAGCCATGTATTCGGCTACTGAGTCTTTGTCCTGGACAGTGACACGCGGACCTGAATCACCGCCTACACCACCGTAGTGCGGATCAGGTGCTCGACCGTAGTAGGAATCGGCACTGCCACGATCAAACAGGCTACCGTGGTTCTCACGGACAAATTGGGGACCTTTGAGAGCGCGGACCACTTGTTCCTGCTCTTTGACATCCATCATTGCAATATACATCTTTCGCTCCTTGCTATTCACTATACCTATAGTATAGCGTCACCTAGCCAAAAAGTCAACCAATTGCTGTTGTAATTGCGCCACATCCTCGTTTGGCACGTAGAAGTCTGTGGTAGGATCCCAGTACTGCCCTTCTTTGGGATCGTAGTAGAGTGTCTGTCCGTTTAGGAATTGGAAAGGGCCCTCAAGCCCCTTCCTCGGTTCCCAGCGGATGTCTCGCTGTCCTAGAACCTTGTATCCCATCAGTCCAACCTGCTACCGCTGTAGAAGTCCAAGCCCAGCTCTTCTTTCATCACAGCCGCGTAGGCCGTAGCACCGTGCTCAGCGGCATCCACGGATTGACCGGGCCACCACTTGTTCCACAGCTGGAGTCCGCCGTCGTAGCTCTTGCGGAAGCCAACCTCTGCTAGGGCCTTGCCCAGTTTGGAGTTGGAACGCACCTTGTAGATGTTGACCCAGGCAAAGCCGCAGGGTCCGCCATCACGGCCGCCAAAGTACTTGTCGCTGAACGCCTGGGCGGCACTCTGGGCTTCTGCCAGGGCACGTACATGGGCCATCTGGACTTTCACGGTATCAAATGTTGCAGTCATCTTCGCTCCTTAGTTCGTTGTCTCAGTATCATAATTCTAACACCACCCGTCCAATCTGTCAACCGCAGATCAAAAAAAACCCTACGGAGTGTAGGGTTAAAGGGAGCGTGGGCTAATTAAGAATTAATCGTATCAAATGGATCGTAGTCTGCCATCGTGTAGCAGGCTTCTGTGGCCTTGCTGTTCATACCGTTCTCTTCCAACCAGTCATATACGACTCCGAGTGGACAGCTCAACAGTGCCGCGATAGTCGTAGGGCTATAACCCTCGATGAACATCTGCTCAATGTCGTAGGCTAGTTCTGCTACCTTGCTCACTTAGATACCTCCTGCGTGATTTCCTTGATCTTATTAACACCCATATCGGCATACTGGGCTACGCCCGTGAATCCGATAGTGGCTACGATGACACCTGCAATGAATGCGGTTAAATGTGAAATCATTATGCGAACTCCATAAAGGTTACAGTTGGATCAATGCTCTGCAATTCACGAGCAACACGGGTTAGTTGGGTATATCGCTTCTGCACCTGTGCTCGGCTCAACTCACCATCGCAGGTCAAGTTCTCCGGGCTAAGGGCACAATCGATCTTGTCTGCGATCTTCTGACGATCTGATTTGTTCAGCAGGCTCAGAGGCTTGCCTCCAAAGATCGCAGAAAACCGATTCTCTTGCTCTACATATGCTTCCAAGTTTGAAATGTTCATATCGCTCCTTTCAATGTCTCAGTATCGTAATAATAACACCGATCTAGAGTTCTGTCAAATCTATACGCACACACGTAGCAGCGGGGTCTGTGGCATTTACGCCACACCCCCGGCACTTTTAACCTACTAGAGCCGCATCCTTTTCGTAGATCACAGTCTGGCCAAAAGGTGCTTCTGCGGAAGTATTACCTTTGACAATGAACAATGTATCACAGTAGTTCTCGTCACCCCACGAACCACATGGGTATCCGTCTGTGAACATAATAAACTTCTTAGGCTCAATACCATTTTCTTTCATGTAGGTAAAGTTCACTTCGAAGTCTGTGCCTCCGCCACCCTGAGGTTGATACTCAAGCAGGTCCTGGCTGTTGTCTTGGCTGATCTCTTTGAACGCATAGACATCAGTGTCAAAGCACCACAACGAGATCTTAAAGTCCTCGTATTGATCCATGATGCCTTTGATCTCGCTAAGGAATGTCTTAGCATCATCGTCGCCAATAGACCCTGACATATCAATAGCGATAGCCACATCGATCGTAGTGTCTGGAATCATGCCAGGCAATACTGCACCAGTCTGCCAGCCCTTACGGCTAGGACGAGTGAAAGAGTAGTTAGAGCGGACGATGCTCTGGATCTCTTGACGAACCAATTGACGCCAGTTCATCTTGGGCTCAGTCAAGTTCTTGATCATGCGTTGGATAGCGGCAGGAGTCTTACCTGCACCTGCGGCCGCGGCACTCTGGATCATTGCTTCTTTGACTTCGTCACGGATCTTCTGCAGATCCTCTTTGCTGATGCCAGGGCGGTTACCTTTACCGTCCTTGTCACCTTGCCCCTGACCTTCGCCCTCTTTGATATGCTCGTCAAGCAGATCGCCTAGCTCTTTGAGCAGGTTGTCCATACTGATCTTCTCTGCTTTCTCGTAGAGCTCGTCGTAGATCTCTTCCCAGGCCATGCCACGGTACTTGCTGTCGTAGCAGATCTGGACTTCGTTGATCTTCTCGCCGATACGCTCGTCTACAAGGATCTGATTGACAGCATAGTCCTGAGCGATATTGGCCAACTTGGCATCACGGCTACCAAGGCGTCCAAAGTGATCTAAGACAGCGTGGAGGATCTCGTGACCGAACAGGAACTCCAGCTTCTTAACACTGAGCTTAGATACGAAGTCCTTGTTATAGTAAAAGTCACGGCCGTTAGTTGCCGCGGTAGGGCACCAATCAGTAGCATCTACTAGACGCATACGAGTGGCCATGTTGCCGAAGAACGGTGCTTTGAGCAGTAGGCCTACTCGGGCAGTGGTAAGTTTATCGATAAGATCTGACATAAAACGCTCCTAATCTCTCAGTATCATTATTATATATTCACTGTGCCCAATTGTCAACCGCCCTAAAGGGTGGGGGTGTTGCTGGGAAACAACACCCCCAGGCACTCCGGAGGGGGTCAGTTCTCCATCGCACTCAAAACATATTTGCCAAAACGCTTGTGGAACTCGTCGAAGCTCTTCATCTTAGAAGCGTCCAACGGCAGTTCGAAGTTAGTCAAAGCAGTCTTGGCACCCATGACCACAATCTCTGTAGAGAAATTGTCCATCATGTAGCGGAAGAAGTTGTCAGCGGCTTCGTCGAACTTCTTGTCCTTCTTGTCTGCCATGTCCTTGAGACCGTAGCAGAGCGAAGTAGTCAACGAATACATGGCACTGACTTCTTTGATCTTCAGCTCCTTCTCCTTGCCAGCGAGGATGTCTTCAGGCTTGGGCAGTTTGGAAGCGATCTTACGGTGAGCCATAAACTTAACAGCCAAGCCGTCACCGATAGCACCTGCGATCAGATTGTGCAGGGTCTCAACATCAGTGTCGTCGTCCTCCAAGAGCTCAGACACGAAAGTCCAAGAGCGTGGAGTAGCGAACGCCTTAGAAGGGCTCTTAGGATCAAAGTCGTAGAGGTCCTGCTTGGCGAACGAAACATAACCAACCACCTCAGGGTGGATCTTGTTAGCAGTAGCCCACTCAACATAGTCGTCGAAGTCTACTTTGGCTTCCAAGTGAACGAAGCGGTTAGCCAACGGAGCAGGCATACGGTAAGTGACGCCACGATCGCCTTCGCGGTTACCAGCGGCAACGATGTCAACACCCGCAGGCAATTTGTAGGTGCCTACTTGACGGTTGAGAATCAGCTGATAGGCCGCGGCCTGGACTGCCGGAGGAGCGGAGTTCAGCTCGTCCAAGAAGATGATTGCGGTGCTGTCTGCGTTCACAGGCAGTTCAGCGGGAGGAGCCCAAACCATCTTGCCGGCATCGGCATTGTAGTAGGGGATACCCTTGATGTCGGTGGGTTCCCACAGAGCGAGACGAACGTCAATGACCTCACGCTCAGCATCAGCACCGATCTGCTTAACGATATCGGACTTGCCAATACCTGGAGGGCCCCAAAGGAACACAGGACGGCGGGTTTTCAAAGCCTTGCGGATTGCCTTCTTGGCCGACTTAGGACCCATTTGGCGAACGGAAATATCTGACATAATTGACCCTTTCAAAAAACTACGAACAAAATTGCTTTCCCAGTATCATAATTGTAGCACCAACCTCTGGAACTGTCAACCGATACGAACATAATTTAATTGTGTTGTTTTATCGCCACGATGGCGCTTGATCTTGCCCTTGATCGCTAAGTTAGTGCCCGCTGACAGTTCGCGACCAAACCAGAAGTCCACGAAGCTTTCGCCCATACGGCCCTGGACCCGGAACTTATTGTAGTTTGGGTTGAACCGGCAATCGGTGACTTCTAGGTACCCGCTGATGGAATCGCCCTCTTGTCCCTGTAGAGGGGTAGACTCGTATAGCTCCTTCATTAGCTCCTTGCGGGCTTGATCTCTACGAGCAACATCAGGCAGGCAAGATATGATCGCGAACTCCAACATATTCCGGCCAGTGAACTTGTCCATCTGTGCTATCTTCAGAGCCTGATGCTGGAAGTCGTTGAGCTTGCCAGCTAGAGCTAGGAAAGTATAGGAGTTGAAATGGGCACGGAACCTACGTCCAGTCTCCCAATCTGCTTCAGTGTCCTCGCCACAGTAGTTCTGGCGCAGCCACTCTTTGACCATGAGTTTGTTGGCCCGCTTGATCACGCATTGGCCATCAGTAGACCATTGGTCCATCTTGACGTAACCACCGTTGATGCGATCTGCTGTGGCCGCGTAGGCCCAAACTTGATCTGCTGTGAATTCCATGGTTCGCTCCAATCTCTCAGTGTTTCAATTATAGCACCACCCGCCCAAACTGTCAACCGGTGGAGTGCCGGTCAAGAAAAAAGGGTGTTGCTTTTACACAACACCCTTCAAACCGCCCCGGGAGCGAATCGGCTTGGTTTGAAAACCTGTTTCTTACAGGGTGATGCCCATTGCCTTAGCCTTGTAGCCAAGAGCAACGATTTCGCGGCTGGGCTTGCCCATAGCGTACTCAGTTACCTGGACGCCGTTGCCAGCTTTGCGGCTGTTAGAATAAACAGCATAGCCACCCTGACGGATGCGGCTGACTTCTGCAGCCAAGTTGCCAACACCAAGATCATGCTTGGCGGAAGCTGGGGTAAGAACCTTACCGTTGTAGAGTGCGTTGAACACTTTGAAAGTTTTGGTTTCGGGATTGAAACGTTTCATTTTTGCCTTTTCCTTTTAAGTTAAAATTAGCTGATTTATCTATCAGCGTCCTACTATATTACAGTATACCAATCTAAAGGTCAACTTTAATCTTTCCGTTTGTAGGTAACATTCGTCCGAACTGCACCAAACAGAACGATCACTGCCAACCACGTCCACACATCATAGGGGATCGCAGCCACTGGAAACAGCGTGTTGATGCTCCAGATTACCAGCAACGGCCCTATGGCCACCAATACTAGGATCAAAATCAACCCTAGCACAATCACACCCCAACCTTTATTCATTGTCGATCTCCTCGAGCCTCTTCAGCTCTGCAAGTTCCTTTTCAATTGCTTTGTTCTTACGGCTAACACCCACAGCCGAGTTCTTTTGGTAGACCCGCCATACGTGATCTTCGCAATATGAACGGCCTGGCCACAAGGGCAGCTTACCGCAGTACTCCACAGGACCCCGTTGGGGATCCTGCTCTGCACCGATCCATTGGCACCCGCACGTCATATTAATATGCCCCTTTCATAACAGTGACCTTGGCCATGTTCTGCCAATTGTTAGGGAAGCTCTTGCGCAGGTCTGCTACTTTGAGCACAGTGCGCAGGCTCAGCTCGCGCATAATGTTGCGATTGTCGTCGATAAAGCTAACGACCTCGTCCTTAGCGATGTCTGACAGATCGTAGTCATTGAGCATGCCGTCTTTGACGATCTGCTTGATACGCAAGACCTTCTCACGATCAGTGTCCATACGCAGATCGATGTAGTGACAGCGTGACTCGAGAGCAGCCAAGTGTTCTTGCAGTTTCTTAGAACGCACGTTCTCGAATTTCAAGTTGGTGATAAAGATAGCACCGCCCTTGAACTCAAACTTGTCTGGAATGCCCTCAGAGCGCAGGATACGGCTGTCAGTGTTCCAAGAGATAGTACGCTTCTTGGAACTGTCCAAAGCAGCCTTCAAGATGTTCAGTGCAATGTCGTCCAAAAGAATTGAGTCACAGTCGTCGAACACAAGGATGTTCTTAGCGTCCGAGAACTTGTAGAGCTTAGAGTACAAGCCAATAGCACTCATAGCACCCTTGACGATCTCGTACTTGGGCTTGCGCTGACCCATCATGTCGAACAGGTCGTCTTTGGCAAGTACTTCTTCTACGCCAAACGATTTGCCAACACCCGGAGGGCCAGTGACGATCATAGCACGTACATCGCCCTGCTTGACAGCTTTGGTCATGTCAGTGAGGATCTCAAAGCGCATGCGAGTACGCTCGATGATCTCTTCGTCAGTCTCGTGCGCTACAGCACTGTCAGCGACCTTGATCTGGGTAAAGTCAGTGACCTCACCGCCTTTGACACTCTTAGCCTTAAGGGCTGTCAGCATTGCTACTCCTTCTGGAATGGGTTTGGATACAGCACCTGCCACAGCATAATCGCCCTGGCGGCATTTGATACGGATATTGCGCTCAGGGAACCCAATAACACTAGTACCGTCTACAGTAACATAGCCTTCACCGCTCTTGGCTACCTTGTAGTCTTCTACCAGTTTGAAAGTCAAACCACCAACGTTAACGGGTTGACCTTTGATATTGTACCAGCCCTCAGTAAAAGTAATGTCCATCAGTTTCGCTCCTGTTTGTTAACTATGACTCTATTGTATTACAACTAGGAGCTGTTGTCAACCCCTAGCAATAATACCCCTACAAACCGTAGGGTTATTCGTCTTCTGCTACAGCTTCTGCGATCAGTGCGTCAGCGATAGCTTCGTCCAAAGGCACTAGTCCACCCTTGATCAAGCCGTCTGTTTCATAGACGCAGCCGGCGTACCAAACACCGTCTCGCATCACGTAGTAGTACTCAGCGAAGCAGCGTTCGACCTGATCGAGGAACTCCTCGAAAGTGTGGGCTACCTGATAGTCCACGCCCGTCTCACCGCGGTCCTTGTAGAAGTTCATCTCAGCGACAGTTTCCTGCACACCTGAATTATCGCCCAGCGACACCAATTCGTTGGCTTTCACTGAGTCGTAGTGCTTCAGCAGCATCTGTCCGGTGTGGCTGAGATAGCCGTCATAGTGGCAATAGACTGATTTGCAGACATCGCCATGCATTACACCAACTCGACTACGTGTACCCATTTTCGCTCCTTTGTGTTAACTATGACTCTAGTATAGCAGATCAGCTACCAGTTGTCAACAGCAGCTGATCGGGCTGTTGCGGATTTACAACAAAGTGCTCGATAAAGATGTGATGATCGTCACCGCTACGACGGATCGCAGCATCCGCAGCACGATAGAGATCGGCCCATGTCGCGCCATTGATCTCCTCGAACACAGCCTTTTCGCCCCAATGCTGCTTATAAGCTACCTGCACGGCTCCAGGGAACGGATGCTTGTCTAGGAACCCGTGTACAGGCAGCTCGTAGATCGACCAGATCGTGCTGAGCCCGTTTTCCGTTTGGAAGGCACTGTAGTAGTCCATCTTTGACTCAAAGACCTCGTTGTCCTGAGCATAGGCATCAGCCAACCCTGCTTCGAAGCCCTGGATGATACGCTGCACATCGTCTACTTTGATAGTGCTCTCCACCATACGCTGCACCAGCCCGCGCAGCTCGCAGAGTGTGTTGTGGACCGTGCGGAAGTCTTCGGCACGTAGGGTAACTGTCTGCATCATTCGCTCCTTAACTGTGTTTGATAGCTAGCATTGTAAACTTTTGGGCCAAACCTGTCAACCTCTGTTTGGCTTCTTGTACGGCATCCAAAATCAAGTCCTCAGCCATGCCGTCCTTGACGAACTCGCGAGCATCTTCGTATAACAGTCCGCCCAGGCAGGCATCACCTAGCTCTAGACCTTCTACGAACACACGGGCCCGGGCCATGAACCAATCCAATCTGCCCGCGTCTATGTCCTCGCACATCTCCCGGATATCGTAGGCAGATTCATCAAAGCAGTCACTGGGGTGCACCTCTTCCCAGGTCTTGTCTAGGATGATCTGGAACCCGTCCTGCTCGCGTTCCAGCAATGTTTCCCAGTGCCGCATAGTCGCTCCTTTCACTATGACTCTATTGTATAGCCAATCTAGCCCGTTGTCAACTCACATCGTCCAGTAGAGCTCTGAACTAGGGTCGCAGCTACGGGGTGTGTTGGCTGCGATCTCTACTTCTTGCCCTGACATCAAGTTCTTGACCCTGCGTGTCTTTTCTATGTATTGATGAAAGTAGGCCGCATCAGCGCAGCCCCAATCGAACAAGGGCCCTTCGTTAGACACGAACGCGGCATCCCGACGAAGGAACTCATTCTGCTTGCGGGTACGCCATGACATGGCCGCAGCACGGGTCTTTAGGGTCTTTTGGATCACAGTGCTAGATTTATCGTATACGTACCACATCACACACCTCTCTTGTCTGTGTTATAGAATGGGTTTTCCAAACGGATCAGCTCGCGCTCACGAGCATGGGCTTCTGCTTTGCCACGGACGATCTCTAAGACTCTGACATCGATGTCGTCCTTGGATTGATACGAACGAAGCAGCTCGCACAAGGCCCAGGATTTGGTCTCCGTCTTGGCGCGATAGAAATGCTTGGCTATACGTGCCCGCACTGACTTCAGTACAGTGCTCTCCGTCTTGGCAGTGACACCAATGTAGACGCCCTCGGGACCTACTATTTGGTAAATGATATGATTACGGTCGGATCTTTTAGCTCTCATCATACCTATATTGTATGCTCTCTGAGCCAAACTGTCAACCAAAAACGCCAGGCCCGAGTGTTGCCAAAATGCCACAGAGTGATCGGAATCTAGGCACTGCCGCCCTGGGGTTACTGAGCTAGAACCCGCACTAGTGCTAGGGTCTTTGGGTGGTGCCCGGAGCCGGACTCGAACCGGCACAGCTTTCGCCGAGGGATTTTAAGTCCCTTGTGTCTACCTATTTCACCATCCGGGCAATACCTGAAACTTGGCGTCGCGTAAGGGATTCGAACCCCTGACCCACAGCTTAGAAGGCTGTTGCTCTATCCGACTGAGCTAACGCGACAATTTGGTGGGCCCTACAGGACTTGAACCTGTAACCAACGGATTATGAGTCCGCTGCTCTAACCAATTGAGCTAAAGGCCCTAGACTGTTTAGTTATCCCTTTCCTTGTCCGCTGCTAACACAAACCGATGCAGCTCTTCCATCCTTTCCTGGAACACATGTGGCGCTGCTTCCGCAGCACGATTCATATCCCACGATCCTGGATAGTGCCGCAAGATGCTGCGAGCTTCATCACGCACTGCTCGTGGCACACGGGCATAATGCCCAGCCGCTAGGCGCTGTAGAAACTGTTCAGCCCATTTGACTGCACGGTATCTTTCGTCTGGAAGTGTCATTGATCGCCTCTGATTCAATACTGTTTCAATCACTATGTAGACTATTATACGTGCATATGGGTGATCTGTCAACTATCTGCAGCGGGGCCTATAGCCAAAATAGGGCTAATACGGGCTCGCACCATGATGCGGATCCTGTGAGCATATAGTAACATGATAGGAACTCACCTAGAGTGTATAGTGTGATCGAGAGTACGCATAGTGATAGAATGTAGAAGTAGACTGGCATATAGTATATGTAAGCGAAATACTATGCGAAAGTCCCACACTTATAGTAATATCTATAGTAGATCACGCAGCGGGGCCACAGTCTAAACAGGGTTTTATGGTCGTTTGGGGCAGTTTGTAGGCAAAGATCTGCGCAAATTTTTTTCTCAGAGTGGTGGATTGACAGGCTATGCTAAAATGGTCGGCCAATCTTCAGCATCTTATGCTGCTATTCCCTTGTTCCTTAGCATCTCTGCCATCTACACGCACGATTCTGCAGCGGGGCCTGCTAGATTTTGGGTTTTTTCACTGTGTGAACACAGTGCGCACACGCTGTCTACACTCCACATGCTCTTTACGCTGTGTGTGCGCTTGTTCCTGCACTTGGAGATCTCTTGCGGCCTCGCATGCTGATTCAGTCATGTGTACGCTCACAGTCGAGCCAGAGATCATCAATGCCCATATCACAGTAACAGTAAATCCCACAGTCATAGTACCAGTCCTATCAGTGCTGCCGCAGCTAACACGATCAGAGAGGGTTTACTCACTGTCAATATGGTCCATAAGTATAATACAATAGCTGCTCGCATACACATATATATCTCTCTCGGGTCTTTAGACCCTATAATTGTAGTCTAGTATATCTAGTGTAAATACACCATGCTATACACTTTTGAGTTTACTGAATCACTGTTGCTGCGAGTCACTGACTATTTG